AAGAAATTCTAACATTGTTTGGTTAACGGAAAATTGGATTTATAAAGAACTTCATCCTTTTATTCGCAGTGCTAATGCTAGAGCTGGTTGGAATTTTGAATGGGATTTTTCTGAGGCCGGTCAATTTACTAAATATGAAAAAGGACAATATTATGATTGGCATTCCGATGGTTGGGAGAAACCTTATGATACACCCCAGGAGCCTATGAGGCATGGTAAAATAAGAAAATTATCTGTGACTCTTTCTTTATCGGATGAAAAAGATTATAAAGGAGGAGAATTAGAATTTGATTTTAGAAATTTAGATCCTGGTAAAGACAGTACTAAAATATGCAAAGAAATTGGTCCCAAAGGATCAATGGTAATTTTTCCTTCTTTTGTATGGCATCGAGTTAAACCGGTCACACAAGGATTAAGATATAGTTTAGTAATATGGAATTTAGGAAAGCCTTTTAAATGAAAGAAGAAATAAATAAACCAGATGTTCTTACTACAGAACATTATTTTGCTTCTCCTGTTTATTTTACGGATAAACCTGAATGGGTAGAAACTTTAAATAAAGCTTCTGATCCTTTTATTACGAAAGCTCGAGAGAATAATATGGGCCCCATTAAAAAACGAAATAAAACATTCGGAGACAAGGGAGAACATGCATGGGTTCATCATTCTCAGACTTTAATGGGAAATCCTGACTTTAAAGTTTTACAAGATTACATTGGAACAACGGCCTGGAATTTATTAGACGGTCAAGGATTTGATTTAACCCATCATGAAATCTTTATTACTGAACTTTGGGTTCAAGAGTTTTCGAAAGACGGAGGAGGGCACCATAGCTTACACACACATTGGAACGGTCATATCTCGGGATTCTTTTTTCTTAAAGCCAGTGAAAAAACATCGATGCCGGTTTTTGAAGATCCTAGAGCAGGACGGTTGATGAATCTTTTGCCTCAAAAAGATCCCACTAAATTTACCATGGCTTCTCAGGCAGTTAATTATCAAGTTAAACCGGGTCGCTTAATATTTTTTAATTCATATCTGCCCCATTTATATAATGTCGACAATGGTTATGAACCTTTTCGTTTTATCCATTTTAATATGCAAGCCTTTCCCAAAACTATAGTAGGATTTCACCATGATCAAAAAAAATAAAATAATTCATCTACCCAAACTTCATAATGCATATATTAAAGCGATGCTCCAGCATCCCCGTCCAAAACATCCTACTGATTTTGTAGAAACTTTAATTGAGGAAAGAAAAAAACAACTGATGAAAAATAAAAAACGCGATGAATGAATATCAGAAAAATAAATATAAAGTTTTAAGAAAAGCCATCCCTCCTGAATTGGCCAAGTTCTGTTATACTTATTTTTTAAATAAACGAAAGGTAGCAGCTTTCCTTTTTGAGCATAAATGGCTTTCTCCTTTTGCCACCGAGTGGGGAGTATGGAACGATGGTCAAGTTCCTAATACTTATTCTCATTATGGAGATGGAGTGATGGAAACATTGCTTCAAGGCCTTCGAGTAAAAATGGAAGAAGAAACCGGCTATAAATTACAAGAAGCTTATTCTTATGCACGAATTTATAAAACCGGAGATGTCCTACATCGACACAAAGACCGTTACTCTTGTGAAGTTTCTACCACTTTAAATCTAGGAGGAGATCCTTGGCCTATTTATCTAGATTCTTCGGGTAAGACAGGGATGGCGGGAATTAAAGTGGATCTGGACATCGGAGACATGCTTATTTATTCTGGATGTGAAGTAGAACATTGGCGTGAAGCTTTTCCAGGGAAAGATTGTGGTCAAGTTTTTCTTCATTATAACGACAGCACCAAAAAAACTGCTAAAGAAAATATATACGACAAACGTTCTTTCATAGGACTTCCTGATTGGTTTATAGATTTTAAGTTGCCCCCTCAAAAGAAATAAGATATATAGAAGTCTGGCGTGGGGGATTTTTCCACCACAAAGGTCTTCTACGCCTACTCTAACCAGTTGATATCCTCACCATTCTGGTATATTCATAATTAAAGAGATTTTTATGCTGCAAAAAATAGGCTTTATGCCGGGCTTTAATAAACAGGTCACCCCCACTACTGCTGAAGGACAATGGATTGCTGGTGATAATGTTCGTTTCAGATATTCCACCCCCGAAAAAATAGGAGGCTGGGCTGAATTAGGAGAAAGTTATTTAACAGGTCCCGTACGAGCTATTCATCATTTTGTTGATAATATAGGCATCAAGTATGCGGCCCTAGGAACAAACCGAATTCTATACGCTTATTCAGGAGGAATCTTTTACGATATTCATCCTATCAGAGCCACTACAACTTTAACCAATGCTTTTTCAACCGTAGGAACCAGTCCAGGACCGGCTACAGCTGCCGTCACTCTTACTTTTTCCGGGGCTCATGGGATTAATGTAGGAGATATTATTCTTTTAGATGGTTTTACCACCATCACCGGTTCTAATTATGTAGCCGCTGATTTTAATAATAAAAAATTTATGGTCACTACGGTGCCCACCACGATTACTTTAACCATTACCATGCCATCCGTTGAAACAGGAGCAGGGGCCACCACTTCAGGGGGCATTCGAGTCCAAGCGTATTACACGGTAGGTCCAGCCCAACAGCTGGCAGCTTATGGCTGGGGCATAGGACAATACAGTGGTACTGTGGCCGGTGAACTTGATACGACTTTAAATGGAGGATTAGATCCAGATACAGCAGGAACCGGAGGAGCTGGAACTTCAGTAACTTTAACTTCCACCACAGGATTTCCCACTTCTGGAACTGTTTTGGTCGATGCCGAATTGATTACCTATACCGGAATAAGCGGCGATGATCTAACAGGAATTACCCGAGGAGCTTCAGGAACAGCCACTCCAGGAACTTCAAATGGTCAGGCGCACAGTACCGGGGCAACAGTTTACGATGCAGACGACTATGTAGGCTGGGGCGAAGCCGCTTCGGGTGACTATGTGATTGAACCTGGCATGTGGTCTTTAGATAATTACGGAACAAAACTCATTGCTTTAATTACAGGAGGAGCCTGTTTTGAATGGGATTCTTCCATAGCAGCCGCAACATCTACTCGTGCCACTATTATTTCTAATGCACCAACGGCTTCAAGAGACATGCTCGTTTCAACTCCCGATCGACACTTAGTATTCTTGGGAACAGAAACCACAATTGGAGACACTACGACTCAAGATGATATGTTTATCAGATTTTCTTCTCAGGAAGATATTACCGATTATACACCCACGGCAGTCAACACGGCCGGCTCGCAAAGATTCGCCGACGGTTCAAAAATCATGGGAGCCTTAAGAGGTCGTGATGCGATTTATATTTGGACCGACACAGCGATGTTTACCATGCGTTTTGTAGGGTCTCCCTTTACCTTCGCCTACGAACAAGTAGGAACCAACTGCGGACTCATCGGCAAGAATGCCTGTGTGGAAGTGGATGGTGCCGGTTACTGGATGTCCGAAAATGGCTTCTTTAGATATACCGGTCAACTCGAATCGATGGACTGTTTAGTCGAAGACTTTGTTTATGATGATATTAACACCAATTCTAATCAACTTATTAATGCAGGTTTAAATAATCTTTTTGGAGAAGTGATATGGTTTTATTGTACCGATGGCTCTAATGTAGTGGATGCCATGGTCTCTTATAATTATATTGATTCTTCCGCTCAACGAGGAATCTGGACCACAGGAAGTTTAAATCGAACGGCCTGGGCAGATTCAGCCGTCTTTGGTAAACCTCATGCAACGTATTATGATGAGGCTACGGATACCTCGTTTGATGTCGTGGGTAATACCGATGGCATGAGTACCTACTATGAACAGGAAACAGGAAACAATCAAATTTTACGAGGAGTGAGTACCGCCATTACTTCTAATATTGAATCGGGAGATTTTGATATTACCCAGGATAAAAACAAGGGTATTACTTTTAGAGGAGATGGAGAATACTTCATGTCGATTAGAAGATTCATCCCTGACTTTTTAACCCAAACCGGAACCACTAGAGTGACCTTATATTTAAGAGACTATCCCAACCAAGCTCAAGTTAGTTCAACGTTAGGACCTTTCGATATTACCTCGAGTACGACGAAACAAGATACACGGGCGCGAGCTCGATCGGTGGCATTGAAAGTAGAGAACACAGCTATCGATGAGACTTGGAAGTTAGGAACTTTTAGGT